TACCACCTTTGTGTTCGGTACCGTCCCTAAAGTAATGCTTTACACCTTTAGCCATTATGCGTTCCTTGTGGGTTTCTTAGGCATTGGTCTGTTAGCTACCATCGGCTTTTTCTTTTTTGCTTTGGTAACTTTTTTCTTTCCTGATCCATATCCATATCCCGTCATGTTACTTTTTCCCTATCATTTCCATAAGACCTTTACCGGCTTTAACACCGAATGAGGCTAGTACAATTACCATGAGTATTTCATGATACCAAGTCGGCAAAGTTGCCAATGCTGTAAACCCTGATTGAATATGTCCTACCATGCTTGGTATAAAGACAAGGATCAGAGGTATGCTGAACACTATTGTAAGCCACTCGTCCTTCCACGAGTTCTTGGAAGACTCTGCCATGATGCGTTCCCAATCCGCTGTGGACTGTGCCGCTGTTTTCAGTGCGGTGGCTTTCGCCTCTGCAGTGGCTTTGGTTGATTCCGCCTTGGCACTGACCCATGTACCTGCCAAGTTCGTGATAGCTGTGACTAGCCCAATCATGTAGCATCGCCTTTAGGCTCTTTGTGAAGTGGAATACAGGCCATGTTACGTGGGTCTTCTTTATCCTTCATAATGCTCATGGCTTGTAAAAAACACTCTTCTGGTTTGTCAAAGGTGTGCATGTCGATTACTTGAAAAGTATTTGTAGCTACTAAAATGTAATAAATTCCTACAACCTTCCACATAATTTATCCTTGTTTACTTAACCAGTAAAATATATATATCACCAAACCGACGGCTGAGAGAATGCTAATGCCCAAAGTAATGCAAAGGCACCAATCCATAATCTGTTTTTTACGTTGAGCTTTTTTGGCTTTCTCAGCTTTTTCTGCGGCTTCACGACTTTCCTTCATTTTACTTTGGTAGTTTAACCAATCAGTCCATAACCCGGCTCGCCCTTGCCAGATCATCATTTGTTTGAGCGTGTTTTCATACTCTTTGAGACGCTCTGTAGCCATGAATGCTTGGAGATCAGATTTATATCCATGTTCATGTGCTTTCTTTTGTATTGTAGCCTTGAGGCCAAAGTAGTCTGCTAATGCGTCTCCTGCTTCATATAGTTCTTTACCATTAGCAATGGTTTGTTTAATAACGCCAAAGGCCGCATTAGCGGCGGCCAACTCAGCTATCATCTGGGCGATCCTTGCCCAACATCTTTCTTACTGTTTTTGTTTCGTAAATGCGAATAGCTGTCCACACCAGTGTAAACAATGCCGCCAATGGAGGCAACATTTCACCAATCGTACCTACTACTGTAACTACACTTAAACCGTCTACGAGTGTCTTAGTGCTTTCTGTTGCCATTTCTTTCACATCCTGCCCTTACTCAGCTAAGCTGATGGCGTTCCACCCGGTAGTGTTATCTGCTTGGTATGCTTCTTCATCCCAAACATAATTACCTTCGGGTTTAGTAATAGGAGATTCCCACGCAAGAGTTGTTGTGTTTTTAGTCCAAGAAGCATATGGCTGTGGAGACCAAAAGCAATCATTTGCCACATCAAACTCAAAACCTTTACCTGCGTAATTCTTACGAAAGTTAGAGTTGTAGGAAGTTTGCTTCCAAGTTCCACCTAAGAGTTGGCTACAAAACTCTGATCCAATAGCTTCAGAGCCGGGATAGATACCACCTCCACAGTCATCATTAGAAACAACAATAACTCTTTGTACTATGTTATTTGCATCAATTTCTGCAAAGTGGGCCATTATTAAATTTCCTTACGATTAAACTGCGTACCGGATGATGACAACGCCTGTACCGCCGTTACCGCCAGTAGCACTGTAACCACCGCCACCGCCGCCTCCAGTATTAGCCGTACCGTTTCCGCCTGCAACACCGCCTGCGGTTCCACCGTTACCACCGCCACCTTGACCGCCAGTACCTGCCAAGCCGCCTAAGCCTGATCCGCCTCCACCGCCTGCATAGTAAGTGGCTGTACCATTAACAGAAGACTGAATACCATCACCGCCGTCACCGCCATTAATACCGGCTCCAGTAACGCTTTCACCAACTTCTCCTGCACCGCCACCTCCGGCACTTTGATAGTTAGCACCACCATTAGCTTGTGCGCTACCACCGTTAAATCCGTGTTGGAATGTGCCTTTACCTCCGCTATGCGAACCGCTGTTGTATGCTTGCGCTCCGCCCCCGCAGCCACCATCTCCACCTGCACCGTTGGGGAAAGAAAAACCTCCACCGCCGCCATCTACATCAAGGTCTCCGAACGATGTTGTTCCACCTTGAGAGGCTAAAGTAGTACCAGTATTCGTACCTGCGCCTCCGGCTCCAATAGTAATAGTGTAATCACCTGCGGCTAAGTAAACAGAAGGTTCAACACCTGCTAAGGCACCAGATGTTTCGCCAGAGATAGAAGAGCGATAACCACCGGCACCACCTGCAGAACCCAAGGTAGAGCCTCCGCCGCCTCCACCGCCACCTACGATGACGTAATCAAAGAGTCCTGCTGTAGTAACTGTAAATGTACCAGACGATGTAAACGTATGTATTTTATTACCACCGGCAGTGGTTTCTGTTCCGCCTGAACCCGCCCCTGCCGTAACAGCAGTAGAGCCTCCGCCTCGTCTAACAACTAAACCTTCACTCATCGGACAACCTTAATCTGAAGCGAAAAACTTTTTGCAGGTTCTGCTGTAGCATATACCTTTAATGTGTTGGCTGAACTTGCTTCCACACGATAAACTGTAGCCCACTCTGCACCAATGGCAGTAACGTCTGAATAGGACGCTCCAGATAAATCAATATCTACAATTGGTGTATCATTAGCAAGGAGACCACTAACAGTTTTTGTTGCAATGTAAGGGCCAGAGCCTGTCCAATCGGATGAACCTGCTGATCCTGTAACTGTAGTTGTATATAATGCTGTTGTCGCGTATGTTCCTAAATCACTAACTTGAGATTCAGTAATTGACAAAGCCGCTTGGTGTTGCGTAACCGATGCTTGGGTAATGTTTGAATTTGGGACGTTAGCCCATACGACCGCCGCAGACAAATCGTTAGTTTCTGTAAAGCTTTGTAATGCGGAGTCAGCTTTAGCACCCTGTGCCGCTGTAGCGTAGTCTGTAGATGCTGTAGTAGCGACAGTGCCTAAACCTAAATTAGTACGTGCAGTAGCGGCATTATTTAAATCGGACAGATTATTAGATACACTTAAAAAATCCGATGCACTTACAGCCGCATTAACCCATGCAGAACCTGTGTAAACTTTAAGTGTATTGGTGCTAGTGTTAAAATATAAATCACCGGCTGTTAATGCATCGCCATCATTATCTACTGTAGGATCACTAGATTTAGCTCCTAAGTAAATATCATCAATATTATCAGCCGCTAGTTCAGCGGCGGTCTGTGCCGCTTGTGCCGCAGTTTTAGCAGTGTTGGCATCATTGGCGTGGCCTAGTGCTGTTGTTGCGTGTCCGCTTGCTGTAGTTGCTGAGCCAGAAGCCGCAGTTGCGGAAGTAGCCGCCTGTGTTGCTGAAGTAGCGGCGGCAGAAGCTGAAGATGCAGCGGCGACTGCTTGGGCTGTTACATCAGTAACTGTAGCATCTGTAGTAGAATCACCCGCGCCACCTGTACCACGATAAAGTGCCATTAAAATCTCCAGTGTATAGAATTAGAAAGAGAGCCTCGAAAGGCTCCCTAGTTTACTTAGGAGTTGAACACCAAAGTAAGAGCTGACTCAGGACGTAAAACTTTTACGCCATACAGAGTGTCTGCAGTGAACAAGTCACCTAAGAACTCTTGCTTGTACTGAGTTTGTGAGCGAATACCCATTTGCTCTGCAAATACCATTGAGTCACGATGACCAAGGATACCTGCTTTCAACTCTCCACCCGCAGAGTTAGCAGCTGCAGTTTCTACAACAGGGCAGTTAGTTGAGACATAAACGTCAATACCATAAAGGCTACCGATGTTACCGTTTTGTACAGGCTGACCTGATACGAAATCAGATGAGCTGTAACGGTCAATACCACGGATAGTCTGTACGACTGATGGAGGTACAACAAGGAAACGTCCGTCCATAGGAGTATCGTTGTCATCTAACTCTTTAACTGCTTCACGGAAGCCAGTGTCAGAAAAGATGTCAGCCGCTGCTACAGTGTCAACAGCATAAGCTGTTAAGTTTGTAGAAGCATCCATGAAGAACGAGTTGCTGTGTACGTAGTCAGCACCATCAGAATCGCCGAATGACTTAGCCAAAGCAAACAAGTCAGTATCGACCTGCTTTGCAAGTGCATAGCCTGCGTCTGAAGTGTAGAACTGACGTAGTGAAGCGAGTGCTTGCACATCAGTAATGTCTTCGATCATACGAGAGTACTCGTAATGTTGATCTATTGTTACTTGGACTTCTGACTCAGTTGCCGCAATCAGAGTTACCTGAGTTGAAGCCGCCTTTGCAGAAGCATCGCCACGAGTTGGTTTAGGGATGTGAAGTGTATCTCCCTTTTTACCAGTCATTGGCATACGGTTTACAAGATTAGCAAGAACGAGAGCCTTCTCGTATGCTGCGATGATTTCGTCTGACCAAATTTCTGGGATAAAAGTAGCCGCAGTAGTATTGGTGACGTGGTTAGTACCTAGTGCCATTGTTTTAGCTCCTTAACGCTATTTGACACGACCTTCAGCGTATGCTGCCATAATCTCATCAGACATAGCTTGGTAACGCTTTGGGTCTGTTTGCATAAGTTTAATAATATCAGCACGACGATAGATTTTACGACTTGGTTTTTCACCAGATCCTTTTACATTTCCAGTAGACGCTGTTTTAATTTGACGTTCTCGATCTGCATTCTGCATAGCAGCAGTTTCTTTAACTAGGTTTTGCCGTTCTTTCCAGGTACTTAAAAGTTCGTGTGCAGAAGCATAATCAAATTGTTGGTCTGCTCGTGCATACAATTCTTGTCGTACTTGAGATCCACGCACCCATTCTTGAAATGCTGAATCTTGAACGATCTCTCCAAAGTCTGGATGATCTGCTTGCAGTTTATTTAAAGCTGTTGCTTGTTTCATTGCAATTGATGTTTGTTCTGCTTTTTGTACAGCAGGATGTGATTCAATTGCTTTGGCAATAGCTTTATCTGGATCAGTAAAAAAGTCGTACTCTTCGTCTTCTTCTTTTTGTGGGCTTACTGTAGCAGTTTGAGTCTTGACAAAATCATCAACAATTCGTCTGAGTTCACCAACTTCTGAAGATTGCTTGCCTAAAAGTTTTTCAGCTTCCTGGTGCATCTGAACAATATCACTAATATCTTTGTTCCGATATTTTTCAGGAAGACTATCTTCTTCAGGTTCTGCTTCAACAGATTGTTCCGGTTCTGGATGCTGTTGTTCTTCATTAGTTACATCAGCGAATGTTTCTCCGTTATCAGGTTGATATTCGGGACTCTCTTTTAATAAACGTGCCATATTGTTAAACTCCGTGCCGTAGCATTATGGAAGTGATTAGTGTTGAGCGGCTCTTTCGTGATCCTTAGCCCACGCATCATCGGCATCAGGCCAACCTGTACCTTTGAAATGTGTTCGGATACTAGAGATTATCCGCTTTGCGGTGTCACCACACTCAGGACAAGTAGCAAACTCATCAGATGAATCTACCCATTGTTCTTCAATGTGTTGACAGTTAGTGCATTTAAAGTCGTAACGTCTAATCATTGTCAGACTCCAACTCAAATGCATTTTGTATTCCAGTTTCAAAGCGCACAATATTTAAGAGTGATGTACGTTGTCCTTGTAAATGGAATAATTCTTGTTCATTCTTGATATCTTCAATTTGATGTGTATCAAGAGACTCTTGTGCTTCTGCTACAAATTGTTTCCAACCTGGATGCAGAAACAAATCAAGATAGTTTTCATAATACTTTTCTTCTTCAGGGGTCAAAGCATTCTCCTTCTTCTGGTGCTTTGAATATGTAGAATATTATATCATACTTTTTAGAAAATGTCAAGACCTTTTGCCACGCATTTGCATTTCAACAATATCTTCTTTTGTTTCAATTTCACGTTGCTTTAATGCAAGCTCTGCAATTTTAGCTCGACGGTTAAATTCTTTTTCTGTTGGTTCAGAACCCATTCCTTTCATGACAGCAGTGTATCGATCTGTTTCAGCCTCTACTGGTAACAACTGAGTTTCAACTTGATTCTGTTGTACACGTGTCATTACCTCTGCAGTTTGAGCTTGGACGTACTCAAGTGTAGCTTGTTCTTTAGCTATAGCCATCTGGAATTGTTGTTCTTGTAACTGTTGAGCTTGTGGGTTAGGTTGATTAGCTTGTTGTAGTCCTGCAATAATTTCTTCACGATTACTTAAATTCATGTTATCAACAATTGACTGAATCAATAATGGATACATAGGTGACTCAGGTGACATTGTTTGTAACAACTGAACAAGCTGTGTTACTTCATACTCGCGGGCAATAATACCTAAAGAGCTAGAAGCTACAAACTTAAAATCTTTAACTGGATACAATTCAGGAGCAAACTGCATGTAACGATGCGCTGCTTTAGTTACAAACGGAAGCAAGAAAGAATCTTGGAAATTAATTAACGTGCGCTTGTGACGCTTGATGATGGCTCCCAGTGACATAGAGATACCTGCGGCTGTGGAATCTCCATTGATACTTCCTGGTATACCTGCCGCATCAATAGCCCCAGTTGCCATTTGAACCATTTGTTGGAGACTGGCCGATTGATTAAATGTGTTGGCGTCAAGATTTCCAAATCTAAACGGCTGTAAGACTTCTGCGGGATTGCCGTTCGTAAGGATGGCCTTGCCGGGTCTAACTTCCAGTTTGCTTCCACGAGGTAAACGTGAAGCATCAACAGCAAGCATAGGATGTACAGTAAGCGCAAGTGCGTCAATTCGTGCTCTCAGTTCAGTGTCAAGTGCTTTCTGTGCGTTATATCCTTTTTCGCAAATACCACGCCCCCAAAAACGAGACGGTACTACGTCCCACGGAAAAGCTACAATTGGACGATCCTTCATCATGTAAGGATTTTCTTCTGCTTTTAATAAAATACCATTGTTTGCAATTATAACAATAGCTTCAACATATTCTGATTGATTAGATTCTGTACTAGATTCTTCATCACCTTCAGTCGTTTTAGCTTCATCTAGTAAGTATCTTGGAACAAGACCATAGTACTTTGTTAAACGAACTTTGTCATCCATGTACAATGTTAAGTCTTGGTCAGCTTCAATATCTGTATCAGGTGATGCTGTTGTGACATTAGCTTCCGAATCATAGATACCTGCTTCTTGTGCAAGTTCAACCTGATGTAACGGAACAAACTCATCAATAGCAACACCCAGTGCTTCGTCAATATTTGTAGCAACTGGATCAATCAAAAAGTTTTGTGGCATTACTGGTCTAAGTTTAACAACGGTTCGCGTACGTTGTTCAACGCCAACTGCTTCCATAGCTCCGTCCATAACAGGTTGCGTAGCAGGAACCATTTCTAATGTTTGCTCAAGAACAATTTCACCAATGCCTGTACCAAAAACTGCTGAATTAATTAAACACTCTGCAATTGATTTACGTGCCTTAGCAAACCGCATATCTTCGTCAAGTTTTAAACGCAAGTACTGAATGTCTTGGGGCTGTTGATCCATGTAGTCGTCTTTGATGTCGAACCATTTACCACGACCAAATGTCGCTTCTTCTACTTCAGCTACACTTGACTCAACAGCCTGTTGGAGTGCAGGAGAAATTAATCTAGATCGTTCTGACTGTCGCATTGAATCTTCTTGCGCCCAGATTCCACGCCATAGCCTGTAGTACTCATCAAACTTTTCTTGGTAGTTTGATTCGTAATGGTCACGCCATTGGTTACATTTATTAATTACCCACCCTTCTAATGAAGTAGTGTCTTCTACATCGCGTTCATACTGCATATTAATATCCTGCTACGGGGTCTAATACTTCAAAGTCTTCTTCTTCATAATCGTAGTAGTAGGAGACTTTCGCTAATTGATCTATGTATGCTAGTGCATCAATTAAATCATCATGCACTAAATGATTTGGGAACTGAAACAACTCATCCATAAATTGGGAGTTCCATTCACCTTCGTTTAAAATTATTTGTCCATGTTCAAAACGTCCTTGCAAACCCCAAACAATTCTATCAGTTTTTTTCTTATTCCCATGTGTCAACTCTTCCACTCGAAAAAATCTTTGAGATGATTTCATAATGTCCGTTAAGTAGGGAAGTACCGCATTCTTTAATGCTCCTTTTTCGATACCAACCGCTACTGGTTGATACCGTGCTACAGCATCGAATATTTTCTTTGCGGTCTTTTTGATATCCCATCGACCATGAATAATATCTGCTACCCACCATCCGTCTTCATTTGCCTTTACAACTGCTATGGCTGTTTGATCAAGTTTTTTATTTTTCGATTGTGTTGCTGCTTGTACGTCTGCAAAACCTGCAAGGTCAACTGCAATATAGTAGTCGCCTGTTTCTGGTTCTTCGTCATTAAACTGTAACCAGTCTTCTTTAAAGATTTCTGAACCCATTGCTTCAAAGCTCGCCATAAACTCCTGACGGAAGGCATAGCTAGACATTGACTTCTTAGCTGTGTCAATTTCTTCTGGGTCAAGTAAAGGGTTATCATAGGATGTAAAGTGCCACGCTTTATAGCTTTCATCATCGCCTACATCAGCATATATATACAAATCATAAAAGTGATTTCGACCCATTGGCGTACCGATAAACATGGCATCACCTTTTTGGTCAGCAAGTGCAGGTCTCAGAATTTGTTCCCATACAGACGGCTTCATATCCGCATACTCATCCATAACAAGGAATTTAAGGGAGACACCACGCATTGTTTCTGGTCTATCAGCACCCTTAAGTGAAATCGTTGTACCGTTAATTAAAGTAATTTGCAGATTGTTAATATGTGAACTCTTGATTACAGGATGTGCAATCTCTAACAGAGTAGACCACATAATATCACGAGCCTGTCCCTGTGTCGGAGCTACATAAAATACATGACCACGTTCTGCTTGGAGTGCATAGATTACTAACATCCACGCTGCTAGTCTTGACTTTCCAGTTCGGCGACCTGCCGCTACAATTTTAAATCGAGTAGGATCTGAAAATACTTCTTGCTGCCAGGGCAACAGTTGAACATTAAGCTCCACCGATTAACTCTTCATCACCATTAAGTAATTCGTTTAGTACAACTAACTGTTCAGGTTCCTGCATTGGAACTGGCTGCATTGGGGGTTTAATTGTTTGACCAATCGAAATGCGATTTGGATTTTTAATATTATTAGAAGCAACTAACTCATCAACTGAGTAGCCCATTTGTTTTGCAATCTTGCCTAACGTATCACCTTTCTTTACTTGGTATCCAAGCAAGTCTTCTTTTTTACCTAACAGGATTTTACTTTTTACACCTTCTTCTGGCATTATTTCTCCGGCTAAATAACGAGCAGCACCATACAAGTCTTTAACTTTTCCTGGAGCAATACGAGAAAAGTCATAATCATCTGTTAAGAAAAGATTACCATCTTCTTCGATAATCGTACCACCACCAATAGTAAACGCAGCATCTGCAATTGGATTATCTTTCAAAGTACCTAACAACTCTAAAAAACTTCCACGCTTTTCACTATCACTAACTAAGTCTCTAGCTGTTAAGTTTTCAGAAATACGTGGATAGTCTTCGTAGTCGATATTCATTCGACCTTCTGATAAAGCATTCATTGCAGCAGAACGTAAAACATCTAGTACTTCCGGTTTAAAGTCTTCTGTTGTTTTTTCTTCAACACCAAATACAGAACTAGCTAGTTGTTGCGCATACTCTGGAATAAAATTAAACAAACCTTTCATCAAACTTCCTTCATTATATTAACAAGCTCTACGCTACGATTACCTACTTGACTATACCACTTACTATTAACCATTTCATTAGCAGCCATTAAGTAGTTACCTTCATTAACATAACGAATCATGTTTTTAAATTTAGATAATCGTGATCGACCAAGGTTAAAAGCCATATTTACACAGACACGTTTAGCATCATCTGGATGTGAATCAAAGTTCAAGAAGACAGCACATGCATCTGTTACTGCAGTATCAAAGTCTTCTTCAAACCAACGATCAACCTGAGCAGCAAGGATTTCATCTCCAACATTCCAGTCATCTTGGTTGACTAGATGTCCAATACCGCCGGTCTTGAGTCCTTCAGTATCTAAATAAATATCAAAGCGAATACCTTCATGTCTTTGTAGGTCTAGCTTAATTTGGTTTTTTAGTTCTTCACTCAGAGACATTTGTGTACTCCGCTTCAATAGGTTCTTTTGCACCTACAATTGTTGTATCACCGCCAACACCTGTAATGGTAATGCTAACTTGTGAACGACCGCCAGTGTTTTTATCTTTATCAAAGTAGGATAGTGGTAGTACTCTATCCATACACATTTTTAATGCAGCCATCTGTCCAGGGTGCTCATCGTTCTGCGCAATCTCAATTACTTTATTGATTACTTTGTCGCCCGATGTAGCTAACAGTCTAGCTTTGAATTCGTTAATTCTAGCTGCGTCACCTGGTGGGCGACCTCTAACACCACGATTACCTTTTTTCTTAGCGTCGATCTCAGTTTTTCTAGGACGACCGCGCTTAGGCTTGGTTTCCGTCACTTCATTCATAGAAATATCCTACGTTATTTGGCTATAGTATAACATACTTTTAAATGAAAGTCAAGTATTCCTTTATTGCTGTTGTAATGTAACAGATTCTGCGCAGAATGTAGTGTGCAATTTCTGTACAGTTATCAAATACTTGTTAGACTTTATAGTAGTTTCGTATTGTCAAAACTTTTTAGTCAATTTAGCTCTTTTTTGTATCTGTGTAGGTACTGTATAGATCGACGAAGCCACGGCAGCCCCCCGGGGCTATGCAGGTTTCGTGCCAGGTCTATCAAGACTCTATTAGACTTTGGTCTACATAGACTAAGGTATAACTATCCAGGTCTTGACAGTGTGTGGGTCTATGTAGTACCCTATAGGGTTTTTCTATTTATAGGCAATGCTGCATACTACTAAAGTCTATGTTGACAGTGAAGCACCAAGTATGTTAGTCAAGACTATTCATATATTTTAGAAACCTGGTTAGACTTTAGTATAATAGACCTATGTCTAATACCATTGGTGCAACGCACAATATACCATGGCAATTGTCGATACAGACAACGATACAAACAGTGATAGATAAACACGTACAAACTCAAGCAGTATCGTAGTCAGTGAAACCATATTAGGCATATTGTCAAAAAAGTTTCACAAAGTAGTTGACAATTGAATACGAATATGCATAATAGAATACATAGCGTACAGTTTGGGTGTTGGCCACTACGAAGTGTGGACTGTACATGGCAACATAGACAACAAAAGACCCACTTCTTGGCAACGTGCAGAAGTCAGTGACTGCCACCATTATAAGTCGCATTCGTGCGCCTATGGGCGTGGACACATAATAGTATGCATCCGAATCTGCCTAGTTAAATTGACCTAGCTAGCAAGCAATTGGTACTACGGTCAAACGGCTTTATCTCTCACATGTTGCATTGACAGTTGGCATCAGCAAAATCCAGGTTTTGTTGGTGTCAGCACTCAATGCATCAAGCATTGGTTAGCTAAACATTGAGAGGTAATAGCTATGAAATTCGCATCATCAAAGTCTGTTTCTTGGGTTCGTTGGTCAGCATTGCGTACAGCAAAATTGCATGGACGTAAGTTCTTCAACCTTGTTGGCATTCGTGGGTTCGTGGCATTGCGTAAGTACAAATCACGTGGTTACACAATCCAGGCCTCACCACTGACTAAACAGGTACATCTTGGACGACTAACAGTTGGTGTCGGCAAGTACAACTTTGCATAGTGTTCTGCCAATGGGCATTGGGTATTGACTCAGTGTCCATTATCGGTAACACTACCGAAATCATAGAGAGGTAAAGCACAATGGGTAAAGAAAATATCTTGACAATCTTCAACCTGGCTACTCCAGAAGAGGTTGAGCATGGCATTACATGGTACGCTACGGCACACTGTGAGTGTCTGTCTATTGCTGAAGACCTAGATATACCACTCAACGTAGTTGTAGGCGTGGTTGCTGCTCTGTCCCCAAATAACAAGTGGGATAGAAACATTGTAAACGCACGTGACCTGTGTACTACATACGTCAACGGTGACTCTATGGAATCGGTAAAGGTATCAACGTATGGTAAGATGAAAGAAAAGGCATGGTCTATTCTTGAATCACAACCAGACTATGATACAACAATATCTATTCTGAATGGTCAGAAGATTGTTTGTTTCTTCCAGAACATCATGGGTGAGAATACATGCACCGTAGATGGTCATGCATACAACATCTTCCATGCTAGTCGGCAAAGCTTGACTGGTTCAATATCAATTGGTAAGCTGCTGTATTCTTTAATTCAGGATGCGTATCGTGATGCGGGTGAAGCTGTTCTAGTACACGGACGGCCACTCAAAGCCTATGAGATGCAAGCCATCACGTGGGTAACATGGCGTAGAATACACAACATACAGTGAGGTAACTATGAGAGTTCTAGTAGCATGTGAGTACAGTGGTAAAGTCCGTGAAGCCTTCCGCAAACGTGGGCATGATGCATGGTCTTGTGATCTACTACCTGCAGATGATGACAGTCCGTACCATTACCAAGGTGATGTGATGGACATACTGAATGATGGTTGGGATCTACTGATTGGGCATCCACCATGTACATACCTCAGTAATGCAGGTGCTAGACATTTGTATCCTAAAGGTGTGTTAAACAAGGATAGGCTTGCTCTGGGTCTAGAAGCTAAAGAGTTCTTTATGAAACTGGATAGTGCAGCTATACCTAAGATTTGTTTAGAGAATCCTATACCTTCAAAGGTTTACGGACTACCGCAGTACACACAGACAATACAACCTTATGAGTTTGGTCATCCAACATCTAAGAAAACTTGTTTGTGGTTACATGGGTTAGATCAACTACAGCCAACAAACATTGTAGAGAAACAAGAGTCCACCAAAGTGCCAGGTAATTGGTTCAACAAAGGTGGTAAGGATCGTTGGAAGAAACGTAGTGAAACATTTCAAGGCATTGCTGATGCAATGGCAGAACAGTGGGGATAGACAATGAGTGAAGTTAAAGCATCAAGGTACGTCTTCTCACGTATACCAAATACGGACGAAGGTAGAGAGTTACTAGCTCAGATGAAGAAATATTTTAACCGGGATCGGTACAAGATTAGAGTATATGGTCAAGGATTAATAGAAGGCCATCGATGGAAGAACCATAGATATGGTGCTCCACTGAGTTTATCAACACACTTACGAGTGTACATTGAAGAGAGAAAATGATGGGTAAGTTATGAATACTAGCAGGAATGAAAACAGAATCAGAGTCAATCGCTTGATCGACAAACAAACAGGGGAGGCTTTGGATTTACTCAACGAGGCAATGGTGATACTGCACGATACCGGTGACACAGAGTCTGAGACGCTCGATCAAGTAATGACATCGCTAAAGTACACCACACAGAAACTAACGGAGTACAGGGTGAATGATAGACTATGATCCGCAAACAGGATGTGATGATGGCTATGACGAAGCACTCAAGTTCTGCATCGATGAGATCATTGAAGAGATCCACAGAGTAAAGGAGCTAGACAGCATGCGAGTGGAGAATATTTACTACTCTATGTTTAGCAAGGAAATAAACGAACGATACCAGGAATATCTAAATGACTGTCGAACTGATTAAAGTGTACGCTGTAGCTTGCATACTAGTCTTTTGTATGCTATACTACCTAGACCACATCAAGGAGTAAACAATGCGTTGTAAAGCATGTAACAAACAACTGAGTGACTTTGAGTCTACTCGTAGAGGCTTTGAGTCTGGAGAGTTCATTGATCTCTGTAACGAGTGCTTTGGCACAGTGGCAGAAGACTTCAATGTGACTGAACGTGAAGACCTAAAACATCTGGAAGATGAAATAACACTTGACAAAATTGACTGACATGATATAATAACTATATAGATACATAGCTTCTTAGTACTAGTATTAGTATTACTACTACTTATCTTTGAATAACTAGATACTACATAGGACTATAAAGATGGACATAAAAGACGCACGTGAGATGCATGAGCACCAGACACTGACTGCGTGTGCTGCTCTCATTAAAGACCTAGGACTATCCGAATTCTTACATCGGTTAGGAAACTACTCACCGGAACCTGGTTTGGTATTCGTAACAGGTTACGCACTCAAGTTGGAGAAAGACAATGAATAAAAACATATACTCAGTCGATGACTTTGAAGAGTACCTGTCAGAGCTATCAGTCGGCACAGAATATGCACAGAAACTAACAGAGTTTGTTCGGTTCAAACAGAAACAAGTAACAACACTGAATAGTCGCCTAATGACTGCACATTCAATGATCGGTGAGCTAATGCTCCAAGAGAGAATAGACTATGAATGACATCAGCACAGTGATACTGGTCAGAGAGTTAGACAAGAGGCTATCAGACTGGAATCGAGATCCTGATCCACAGTATGATGGGTTCTTCTACTACCTGTCTAAAGGTCAGTCACAGATGCTAGAGTACAGCATCGGTGCTGTTCTGCAAAAGTATGCTCAGGCTTCAATTAAGAACTTAATTGAGAATGATCCAGAACTGTACGCACAGTACAAGGATCAGTTAGCCAAGCTAGAATCAAAACAAGGAGAAGTAAATGGCGTGGGAACAGAAACATCTGCCGTGTCCCAAGTGCGACAGTAGTGATGCATACTCCATCAGTCGCAATGACAAGGGTGAACTCTGGGGTAAGTGCTTTAGCTGTGATGCTAACGTTCCTATAGAAACCGACTCTGTATCAAGCTACGACATGCACCATAGTAGAGTCGTATCTATCAAGCAGAGATTGTCCGATACAGGGCAGTACAATGCGTCTCAGGGTCTATCCTACCGTGCTATTCCGACACGTAAGATCGATGTCAACACGATGGAGAAGTATGGTGTAGGATTCAGAGGTAACGACATTATTTTTCCATACGGTAATGATACCTCTGCAAAGGTACGCATCAATGGTGACAAACAATTCAAGACTGAAGGTGAATGGAATGACACTCCTTTTCTCTTTGGTCAGGAACGATTCAATGCAGGTGGACACCGTGTACTTGTAGTTGAAGGAGAGTTTGATGCACTTACTGCCTACCAGATGCTAGGTTCAAAGTACCCAGTAGTCTCTGTACGTAATGGTGCGCAGTCTGCGATCAAAGACTGTCGTAACAACTACGAGTGGCTTGACAGCTTTGACGAGATCATCTTTAACTTTGACAACGATGAACCTGGTCAGGCTGCTCAGACTAAGTGTGCTGAATTGTTTGCACACAAGTCAAAGGTAATGACACCAGTCAATGGTTACAAGGATGCCTGTGACTTTATCAAAGGTAATCAGAAGACATACTCTGATAACTTCTGGCAGTCACAGAAGTGGACACCACAGGGTATCGTGGCAGGTTCATCCATCTATGATGATGTGATGAAACCACTGGCTGAAGCTGACTGCATGTACCCGTATGATGGTCTTAACAAGATGACATATGGTATACGACAGGGTGAGATGTTAACGATCACAGCAGGGTCTGGACTAGGTAAGTCACAGTTCCTACGTGAAATTGTATGGCATATACTACAAAACACCAATGAAAAGATTGGCTTGATGTTCTTGGAAGAGTCGGTACGCAAGACAGGCCTGTCGATCATGTCACTGGCTGCAGATAAACCACTGCATCTTCCTGACTGTAAGGCTACTCAGGAAGAAAAGGATGATGCATTCAAGCAGACACTAGGTACTGACCGACTGTTTCTCTTTGACCACTTTGGTAGCTCTGACATTGACAACATCATCAACCGTGTACGATACCTAGCCAAGGCAGTAGGATGTCGTTACGTATTCCTAGATCACATCTCGATTGTGGTATCCGCACAGTCCAACGGTGATGAACGGAAGGCCATTGATGAGATCATGACCAAGCTACGTACACTGGTACAGGAGACTAACATTGCACTGGTCTGTGTGTCACACCTCAAACGTCCTGATTCAAAGGGACATGAAGAAGGTGCTGCCACATCACTGGCACAGTTACGTGGATCTGGTAGTATCGCACAGTTATCTGACATGGTGATCGGTCTTGAACGTAACGGTCAGGCAGATGATGAGACAGAACGTAACACCACCCGTGTACGTGTGCTCAAGAATAGATTCTGTGGTACAACAGGCCCGGCATGTAGTCTTCTCTACTCACTAGACACCGGACGTATGACGGAGTATGATGAACAAGACGAGGCGGAGCAAGCCCTATGAAGCAATGTAAGCACTGTGGTGAGCACAAACCACTCGATCAATTCCATAATAAAACTGGAGCACCGGACGGTAAGCAGGTGAACTGCAGGGACTGTAGACGTACTGTTGAACGTTACCGTAACACAGACCGTATGTTTGTGAATGGTAAGTTCATACCTAAGTCACACCCACTACATAAACCTGGCCGATTCAAGACACTTGATGACGCATGGTCACACACTGAGATTGATACACGCAGCACAGAAGGTGAAGTGTACATCATTCGCAACCCTGCATTTCCTAACTGGCTTAAGGTAGGTAAGGCAGTAAACAGTGAAGATCGACTGAATGGTTATCAAACCTCTTCACCTTTTCGTGATTATGTGTTAGAATATTGTGAACACTTTGACAACAGACATGAAGCTGAAGCAACTATCCATGCCCTGTTAGAGAAACACGATCAGTGTATGGAACGCAAGGGAGAATGGTTCAAAACTTTCATCCCAACAATCAAAGAGGTTATGAATGAGCACCGCACAACGCAAGTTAGTACTGGATATCGAGACGAATCTAGCTCGCAACACAATCTGGATCTGTGTCACGCAGGATGTTAGTACAGGAGAAGTTCAATGTCATACAGACTCGTCAACATTAAAGCCACTGGTAGAACAGTACGATCTAATCATCGGTCACAACTTAATTGGTTTCGATGCACCAGTGTTGCGGAAAGTCTGGAACATTGGGATCAAGAAATCGAAAGCGGCAGACACCTTGATTCTTTCAAGACTTTTGAATCCACAACTAGAAGGTGGACACAGCCTGAAGGCATGGGGGAGTAGGTTACGAAATGCTAAAGTTGATTTTGCAGTGGAAGACTTTGATGGTGGACTCACTGAAGAAATGCGTAAGTACTGCATCCAAGATGTTAGTCTCACTTGTGACTTATACAAGTACCTTATGTCAGAACTTAATCAGTGGAAGGATCCATCGCAGAGTATACTACTGGAGCACGACATCGCAGTCATCTGTCGCAACCAAGAAACCAACGGGTTTAGACTTGATGTACCTGAGGCTATCTCTCTGCGCAATGAGCTTGCAGATAAGATGGATGGTATTGAAGTTGAACTGCAGTCTATTTTTCCGCCGATTGTTGAAGAACGGTGGTCTGAAAAAACAAGCAAACAACTAAAGGACAAGGTGACTGTCTTCAATGTCGGCAGTCGTAAACAAATCTCTGAACGATTGATGACTCTAGGATGGAAGCCTAAAAAATTCACAGATAAAGGTCAACCCATCGTAGACGAGACTACGTTAGAGAACATACAGATACCACAGGCACAGAAGATTGCTGAGTATCTGATGATGCAGAAACGTGTTGGTCTGCTGGAATCCTGGCTAAAGTTTGTACAGGATGACGACAGAGTACACGGTGCAATCATTACTAACGGTGCTGTAACCGGACGTATGACACACCATAGTCCCAACATGGGACAGATACCTTCAGTCAATAAACCATACGGTGAACGATGCCGACAGCTATGGACAGTTGATGTGGGTCACGTACTGGTTGGTACTGACTTATCAGGTATTGAGTTGCGTTGTTTGGCTCATTACATGCAGGATGATGCATGGCAGGATGAACTACTCAACGGTGATATCCACCAGAAGAACGCAGATGCTGCAGGTATTACAAGACCACAGGCCAAGACACTAATCTATGCTACGTTGTATGGAGCAGGCCCGGCCAAGGTTGGTAGCATCGTCAATGGTGGAGCACGTGAAGGCAATGAGATACTACATCGTTTCTACTCTAACACTCCTGCACTGCAGAAGTTGATGGAGAAAGTAAAGAAGGTAGCAACTAAAGGCTACGTACCTGGACTAGACGGAAGGAGAATTCTTGTTAGATCAGAACACGCAGCACTCAACTCACTGTTACAAGGATGTGGTGCAATCATTGCAAAGCAGTGGGCTATTGAAGCGCACAAGGAGTTCAAAGCACAGGCAGTACCTGTTAAGCAGGTTGCCTTTGTGCATGATGAAATCCAAATTGAAACACCGGAGAAGTATGGTGAACAGGTTGCGCAAATCATGTGCAATTCGGCCTCACAATCCGGGATTACCTTGGGCTTTCGATGCCCAGTAGATGCCGAATCAAAGATCGGTAACAATTGGTTTGACACACACTAACAAAATGTGTTATAATATATAGTATACCACCAACAAAAGGAGAATGGTATGGAAAGTACACAACGAGTAAAGATCAGTGCCGATGTTATGTGGGCATACATGGACAAGCCTAACGACATGTCAGGCAAGTATCAGATTGATCTCTGCCAGTTGTCTGATGCAGCAGTCAATGCATTAGAAGGGATGGGCATTACTGTCCGTCAGAAAGAAGACAAGGGTTACTTTATTACCTGTAAGTCTAACAATCCTATTCGTGCTTATGCTACGAACGGTGATACCCTTGAAGGTATCTCAATCGGCAACGGCTCCAAGGCTGTTGCGATGATTACTCCATACGCATGGAAGTATCAGAAGAAGGAAGGTGTATCTCCTTCACTCCGCAAACTAGTTATCAATGAGTTAGTCACCTATGAAGGTGTCGATTCTGCTGATGACTCAGACGGTGATGAGGTTCTGTAATGAACCACGCCTTGATTGATGCAGATATTCTAGTGTACCGTATTGGTTTTGCAACTAATGACGACACAGAAGACATGGCAATCAGAACTATGGCAGGTTTTATTGAAGATATCTTGATGGTTGACCTGCCTCAAGTTCAAAGATGGGAACTCTTTTTAACAGGAAAGAATAATTTCCGGTATGATTATGCCACTACTGCACCATACAAAGGCAATCGTACTTCAGACAAGCCAGTACACTACGGACTGCTACGTGAATATCTTATGGCGGCCTGGTCAGCACATGTGACTGACGGGTTAGAGGCAGATGATATGCTAGCAATCCGTTCTACTGAGCTAGGGGATGATAGTGTGTTGATTACTCTTGACAAGGATCTCGATCAAGTTGTTGGTTGGCATTATAACTTTGTTAAGAAAATTAAATACTTCATCACCGAACCTGAAGGACTTCTTAATTTCTACAAGCAGTTTCTCGTTGGTGATCGTATTGATAACATCATCGGCGTTAAAGGAATTGGTGCCAAGAAAGCCCAGAAGTTACTAGAAGACAAGTCGGAGCAAGAGATGTGGGGTGTAGTTGTTGAACTACTTGGTGAAGAACGTGCAATGGAAAACGGTCACCTACTCTACATGCTCCGCAGTCTGGACGATAAGTTTACTGCTCCTGTATGAAAGCATCGTCAGCCAAAGCAAAAGGCAGAAGACTGCAACAAGCAGTACGTGATGCAATCTTAACTCAGTACCCTACACTAGAACCAGATGATGTACGTAGTACTTCAATGGGTGCAGGTGGAGAAGATGTTCTCCTATCTCCTGCTGCTAGGAAACTCTTTCCCTACTCTGTAGAGTGTAAGAATCTAGCAAAGATTGTAGTGTACAATTATTATACACAAGCAGAAACAAACTCAGGTAAGTACGAACCTTTAGTGGTGATTAAACAAAACAGGTCAAAACCCCTAGCAGTAATAGACTTTGACCACTTTATGGAGTTGATAAGGAGAAAGAAATGAGTAGACTTGATGACCTGTTTTATGACGATGATAGCATGACTCGCGTTCATTTTAGCTACCGTTCTTGCGGTAAAAGTATTTCATTAAACAATGACTATGTTATTGATGTAACATGGGATGAAGTCCTTGACGATGTGATTCGTACATTGGAATCACACTATGGTTATACCTTTGATCTTACAGACTTCTTAGTTAAGGCAGGACGTAACGATGGTTGATCTTAATGACCTTGCAGACAGACTACGACAGATTGGGGGTGAGCATTACACTAGCAAAAAGGTACAACCTTGGGATGCAATGGAGTCTTGGTTGACTGAAGAGCAGTTCAAAGGTTTTATGTTAGGTAACGTTATCAAATACTTAGCTAGGTTTCAAGACAAGGGTGGGCAGACTGACTTAGAAAAAGCCAGGCACTACCTTGACAAATGCATTGAACTCTGGTAAAATAATAGGTTCGCTCTGTGCTTACATTAGAAGATATAAAACAAAAGCTCAAACAACTTGATGAGATTACTTTGATGGAGACATTAGAAATTACATCAGAAGATCTTGTCAACAAGTTTGTAGACCGGATCGAAGAACAACAAGAACGACTGGAGAATGATTTAGATGACCACATACCTTGGGATAACGATTGATTATGAAAGAGACAGTCGCCTCAGTGCTCAAGCAGATAAACTTATGCGTGACTACTACATGTTCGAGCATGAAGACTCACCTCAACAATCCTTTGCGCGGGCTGCGGTTGCTTACTGCAAAGATGACCTCGATCTTGCTCAACGCATTTACGACTATGCTAGCAAAGGTTGGTTTATGTTTTCGTCACCTGTGCTTTCAAACGCACCTGACAATACACGAAACAATCGGGGCTTGCCTATTAGTTGTTTCCTTACTTACTTGGGGGACAATCTTAATAGCCTTATTGAACACAATGGTGAAGTAGCATGGCTTTCCGTAAAGGGCGGTGGTGTGGGTGGGCATTGGTCAGATATCAGGGGGATCAGCGACAAAGCACCAGGCCCAATACCATTCATGAAAGTAGTGGACAGTCAGATGACAGCCTACAAACAGGGCAAGACAAGGAAGGGAAGCTACGCAGCCTACCTAGACGTAAGTCATCCTGACATTGAAGAGTTCATTTCTTTCAAAGTACCGACTGGTGGAGACATCAATCGGAAATGTTTTAATTTATTTAATGCTGTGAATATCACAGATGATTTTATGGAGAGTGTAATTAATGATACAGAATGGAACCTTACAGACCCGTCTACAGGAATTGTCAGAGATACAGTCCAAGCTCGCAAGCTGTGGCAACGAATTCTTGAAGCTAGGTTCAGAACTGGTAGCCCGTACCTTAACTTTATCGACACAGCCAGAAGAGCTTTACCAGAAGCTCAGAAAAGGCTTGGACTATCAATTAACGGCAGCAACCTCTGCAATGAAATCCATCTCGCAACAGATGAACAACGAACAGCCGTCTGTTGTCTCTCATCCGTCAACCTTGAATACTACTCTGAGTGGCGAGCAAGTAGCATGGTTGCAGACCTTATCAGATTCTTGGATAACGTCATTCAATACTTTATCGACAACGCACCAGAAGAACTGGGAAAAGCTGTCTACTCAGCATATCGAGAGCGTTCAGTCGGCCTTGGAGCAATGGGCTTCCACGGCTACCTCCAATCAAAAGGACTAGCGTGGGAATCATGGAAGGCTACAAGTGAAAACTATCGTATATTCCAAGACATCAAACAACAAGCAGAGTATTCTACTTACCAACTTGCTATCGAGCGTGGGGAATGTCCTGACGGCTATGGTACTGGTCTTAGGAATATGCATCTACTTGCTATCGCTCCTAACGCTAACAGTTCTATTCTGTGTGGTTGCTCTGCCAGTATCGAGCCTCGTATTAGCAATTGTTATGTACACAGGACTCGTGCAGGGTCTCACACAGTACGCAATCCGTACCTGGCGGAGTTACTCACGGAGAAAGGTCAGAACACTAAGAAGGTTTGGCAGTCTATTATGGAGGCTGAAGGATCGGTACAGCATCTGGAGTTTCTATCGGACGTTGAGAAAGATACTTTTAAAACAGCCTTCGAGTTAGACCAGAACTGGGTTGTTGAGCATTCAGCCAAACGGCAAGAGTTTATCTGTCAAGGGCAGAGTGTCAACGTATTCTTCCCATCTGGTACGGACAAGGCTATTGTCAATCAGGTACACCTTAAGGCGTGGAAGGAAGGACTTAAAGGATTATACTATCTCAGAACGACTGCGGGTGTTACGGCTGAGAAGGTTGGAACTAAGGTAGATCGTAATGCCCTGAAAGACTTTGAAGACGATGAAGTCTGTGTTAGTTGTCAGGGATAAACAGTGAACGAATATGAACGAGCATTGACCACAATGGGAGAGTCTGGAGTAGTCATCATTGATGCACTCTTCAGGCTCTGTGTTGTTGTGTTAGTAGACATAGCCAACCTGTTAGGTATTAGCTATGAAGCCTTGAACATTTGGCTGTTTGTAATTGTTCAACCTAGTATAATAATTTATTTGGCCTGGAAACTATGGAAGAGAAAACACAAAACTTACTAAAAAGACTAGATTTAATTAAAGACCACGACCCATTTAATAAACGATTACTTAATGACTGCTTTAATTTATTGCAAGAAGCTAATCAAGAAATACAACGATTACAGTACCATAACAACAACCTGATGAATGTAATATATCAGAATCAAGATACCTTGGAGACACTACATGAGCCTACTAGAGAGTAACGTAACATACAAACCATTCAAGTATCCTTGGGCTGTGAAGTATGCGACAGAACATGAACGCATACACTGGATTGAAGATGAGTTAGAACTACAAACAGACGTTAATCATTGGAAGTCAGATGCCCTATCGAAAGCAGAGAAGAACCATATCACCCAGATCCTGCGGTTATTTACGCAGACTGACGTTGCGGTGGGAACAAACTACTTGGAGTATTACATTCCCAAGTTTAAGAACAATGAGATCAGAGCCATGCTCACGGCCTTTGCTTCACGAGAGTTCATCCACCAACGAGCCTACGCCCTGCTCAATGATACTCTGGGACTACCTGAAGAAGAGTTCACAACCTTCTTAGAGTATCAGCAGATGGCTGAGAAGGTAGATTTTATGGGTGACATTGACATGCATAGTCATCAAGGAACTGCACTGGCTATCGCACGTTCTGTACTTAATGAAGGCATGTCACTGTTTAGTGCGTTTGCTATGCTCTTAAATTATCAACGTCAGGGTAAGATGCCCGGAATGTGTACAGTTGTTGAGTGGTCAGTACGTGATGAGTCACAACACGCAGAAGGTATGGCTAAATTATTTAGGGAGTTCTGCGATGAGCATCCACGAGTAGTGAATGATGATTTCAAGAAAGATATCTACGAGATGTTTCGTACTGCAGTCAAACTTGAAGACAAGGTTATTGATCTTGCGTATGAGATGGGTGACTTGGAAGGTCTCCCGGCGGCAGATGTTAAGCAGTACATTCGCTATCTCGCAGACAGACGTTTACTGCAACTTGGTCTCAAGACGAATTGGAAGGTTAAGGAGAATCCTTTGCCGTGGATGGAAGAATTATTAGGTGGTAGTAGTATGAGTAACTTCTTTGAGAAAAGAGTAACCGACTACAACGCACACGGGCTAGAAGGAGATGATTGGGGATGGTAACAGCAAGGTTTCACCATGTATTTGGGTTGTCGATGGAAACTGTGCAGTCTCAACCAGTACTAGGTTGGAAGGAAGGACAAGACATTGATGATTCGACTGTCTATTTTTTTGACGGTTATATTATTAACGTACCGTTTGTGAAGATTATGATCGGAGACATCTTTGATGTCTTTGAATAAACAAAGCCCGCACTAGGCGGGCATCATAGGTCTCCAGTAGCCCCACATTCGTGGGGTTCTTTTTATAATCCGTAGTCTTTTCTTTGCTTTGGAGTTAGGCCATACTCATCCAATGCATTTTTATCAAAGCCGTAGTCTTCTTGGAACTTCTTAGCTTCATACTTTTCTAGACCACCACCAATGTAGTTGTACCAGAATCTTCCAAAAGCAGGAGCACGAGCCATAACCTTTGAGCTTTCAAGGTCAAGCGTACCTTCATACATCTGCTTGAAGTCTTGAGACACAGCCGTAACGTTATCAGCTAACACACCCCAACCACCAAGCACTGTGTCCTTTAATGCTTCACCTGCTTTACCCTGCTCGACAGCCGTATTGTAGGTGTACTCAGATACCATTAAAAACTTAGCAACGTTTTCGATGTACTTGTCCGTAAAGCTATCAACATCTAATGGTTCATTTCTTTTTAAGAATGCGTCCTTCAACTCGCCAGTAGCTACGTTTGTAGTTGGAACAATTGCAGCATACACCATACCCTTTGCCACTTTGTCTTTTAAAGGTATATCAGCCGTGATAATATCATTCTTTACCAAGTCCAGTTGTTTAATTACGTAAGACTTTAGCTGATAGAATACCCGCCCTGTTGGGGACTCAAGATACTTGACAGGCATTTCAGACAGAGTAATCGGCTGTACATTAGCAAGTTCATTGAACACGTACATCTTCACGTTATCAGAGATTGTACCTGCACGTAAATCATTAACAAATAAATCAAACTCATCTCCGTATACTTCACCATACTTTTTACGCAACTGCTCAATGCCTTTAGCAGACTTTGACATTTGCTGAGCTTTACGTAACGAACCATTAATTAGAGTTTCTTTACCTAGTCTGTCAATAGCCTTGAATCCTGTACCCTTTAACAGGGTGTCCAAGACTCTCGACGTGAGTCGTCTACTCGACATCATCTCAGCAGCAATGACATCTTCAAGACCTAGTTGTTTAATCGTAATATCTTTTTTACCAATTAAAGCACGAATAGTATTACCGATACCGTTGTAGTATGCGGCCACACCAAGATCACCGATCTGCGTTAGAGTTGCAAGCGGGTCACCAATGGTTGTCATGTAGTTGATGTTACGTATATCTTGTAGTACACCGTGTGCTGCTTTTTCTCCTGCCCCAAACCGAATCTTTAATAGGTGAGAGACACGATCAAGATCTCCGTAGTTTAAACGCCCTGCATTTAACTCTTCCAATACTAAGTTATCAATGCTTTCGTCTGTGTTAATCTCAGTAGCTGCTCTGTTAGAACGTCCAGTCCCAAAGAATCTACGTCTTTCCATATCGTGTGAAGTCTGCTTGACGTAGTGATGCAACGCACTGATTGGATCTTCATACTCATCTAAAAGTCTTTCATCTAACTGCCCAAGCATCCGTTGTTTTGTGGATGATGGTGCTCCAGATCCACGTGCTCCAGGTGTGATAATAATTTTCTTACCATCTTTAGTAAAGCTAACTTTACGGCCCTGAATCATCTCAGAAATAATCAAACGTTTTTCATTATCAGATAATGCCCGTCCTAGTTGTTTAGACTTTTGCTTCCATACTTTCTGTACTTCACTAAGTTGTTTACCACTTAGCTTGGTTTGTAGTTGATCGAGATCTTTCACTACACGTGGGAAGTAGTTTGGAATTTTAGTTACGTTGTACCCATACTTAACTAATTCACCGTATGTATTCTGTAAGTAATCATCTACTGCTTTAAAAGAACTGACAAGTTCTGGATTGTACTTAGTAAACAGATTACGTGCAGCATCAAAGTCTCCGTTGTTCAGATACAATGATGCTTGACGTTGTACAGATTTAGATAGCTTACCAAACTGTCTTGAAAACGGCTCAATAATTTCTAATCCGTTAGCCGCCCGTAAGTGCTGTCGAGTTTCAAACTCACGTAGTTTAATTGCTAGCTTTGGTGATACTTTTTTAAGGCTAGAATGCATTACCCCAAGCCAGTCAGCTATTGAAGACTTCTTTAGTGGGGTAGTAATAGGATCCGCTTGAAATTCTTGTATGCTTGCAATCTGCTTAGCTTCTTTGCGGGTGGGAATCTGAAATGGTTTAGTACTTTGCCCGACTAGCTCAGCTACTTCTCCTTCCGTAAGACCAGATTGTTGCCGAACATACGCAGGAATATCTGCTTTCTTAACACCTTCAGTGACACCACGTGCAGCAATAGTATTTAACTCATCAATTGCATTGTCAGCCTTCTTAATCTGCTTAGCTTCTTTCTTGGTTTTCCTAAGCTGATTGAGTTTACTAATCTTCTCACCACTTTTACGCAGTGCAAACCCCACTGCAGGGGCTGCAATCGCAGATACACCACCAACTACAGCAGTCTGAGTAGGGTCATACGTTTCTAGCGTAGGGTCTTCTACTGCCTGAGATAAAACATCAGAGCCAATACCAATCAGCCCACCAACTGCTGCCATTGTTTTGTATGCTGCTCCCATAGGAATCAAAGCAAGAGCAGGATCAAGAACAGCCCCACCTAAACCACCTAAGTTTGCGGCTAGTGTGTCTGTTTCTCCTGCAGCAATAACAGCTTCATTGTCTGCAACAATCTCTTCTTCACGCCGTTGCTTTAAAAAATCAACACGTTGCTCAAAAGACATCTCAGAAAATGGAGCACCGTACATCTTATCAATTGCAGTGTCATCAAAAGCAGGAAGGATACTAAAGTCAATCATCTGAAACGGATTGTCTTCCGTTGGCTCTACTAAGTCTGCACGTATTTCTCCAATCGGATACATAGACTGCAGGAGAATAGACAAGTTACCTGTGGCATTTGCCATCTCATCAAACCCATAGGATAGCTGATCGAAAGTCGATGTGCCTTTAACTGATTCAGTTACATTAGCAAATGGA